TCTTCCAGCGGATCTTTCTTCAGCCACATCCGGCTGAGATACTTCAAACACTGCCACTGGAGCGAACCAGTCACAGCATCTGGAGCGTGCTGCACCCAATCCTCCAGCACTTCGATAACTTCGATTTTGCCGGCGGTGTAGTGCGCGGGGTGATGCACAGTTTCCTGAACATCCAAATGAAATTCGTTCATCCTTTGGAAGCCTGTACTTGAGTGTCGCCGTGATAACGGCCGGTCTTTGAGTAGTCCTTACTCGGCAGCATGGTGAGCGTATGGAACACGATCTGCCCAATCCGCATCCCAGGCCACAGCGGCACCGCGTGCATGGAGCGTGCGTTCTGCAACTCCAACGTGAGGCGGCCGGCGTAACCGGGATCGACGTACCCCGCAAGGAGATGTTCGATCCCTTCACGCGCCCGGCTGGACTTGAGCGCCAGCTGCCCAGCAATACAGTCAGGCAGCCGGAACTCTTCCAACGTCTCCGCCAGCACGAACTCATGCGGCTGGAGCATGAACGGTTCTTCCTGCGTGTGCCCAGCAATAGAGCGATGGACTAAGTGGTAGGTCAAGGGCGACTCCACCAGCAAGTTCTCGCCGAGTCTCACATCGAGACTCGCGGGATTCACTAGCTCCGGCACGAACGGGGTCACAAGATCCCGCCGCGCCAGCGCAAAGATATCAACGTCAGAAAGAACCGCCACCCTCAGATCACCACGGTGGTCGGCTTGTCCTGCTGGAGCGTCACATGCTTCCAGGTCTTGCCCCACTTAATGCAGTTGATGGTGGTGCTGTGCACCCCAAATTCGCGGGCAATCTTGGCCACCGACTTACCACCAGCCTGCAGCTGGCGCTTGATCTCCAGCACCTTCTTCTCGGTCAACGAAGCCCGCGCCTTGCGGCGCGACACACGAGTCTTAGGTTGAGACTGGCGTACGGACTTTGTACGGACAAGTTCCTCGCCAGCCGGCAGCGGAATGGTCTGCTTGGGCTTGTTCAGGTCAATCTCAACGTGCTGGGCAGCGTTGATGGCCACGAAGGCTTGCTCCAGTGCATTGGTGATCTGCTGGAACTGCTGGTCAGAAAGGATGTGCATGTTCATAGGTCGAACGGGTTGAAATGTAACACAAGAAAGCCCTAGTGGAGGGCGGTGCCGATGTAGAGGATGCCAATAGCAACGGCAAGAAAGACGCAAACAGCGACGGTAAAGACAGTCATCGGTTCTTGAGGGCTATCTCGATGGCAGCCTGAAAGTAGCGGGCAATTTTCATGCGCCGATACTCCGTGCTGGCCTCCTCACTGTTCTTGTCCTCAATCTGCTGGTGCTTCTCGGTCGCTTCCTGGAGCGCCGCCCGTGTCTCCACGTTCAGCAGGTCCAGGTCCCGCATCGGCATATCGGCAATGCCATCGAGATGAACAGTCCGCCCCAGCAAAAACGAGCGGTAAAAGGGAGTGATCGAAGTGTCAGTCATGCGAAAAAGCGAGGGTCCTGCTGCCGTATCGAGATGAGACCCGATAGACGCATCTTGAGAATCTCGTAGATGGCCAGCTCGGCCAGTCTGCTGGAGCAGATGGTGTCGCTGGTGGCAAACACGTAGATCAGGTGACGATAAAGCTGGGTCAAGGTTTGGATCTTGACCCAGTGGGTATCGCCGGGGATCGGCTCGGTGCCGTACTCCCAATCGTCGTAATCGGGAGCGTTACGAAGCTCGCGGGCTTCAGTCGTACCAATCGCTCTGGTCGATTGGCGCCCAGTCGTCGACTCGCTGGGCGAGGAGTTCTCGGAATCCGGCATCGCTGGAGGGGATCACATCCTCTTCGTGAAGCTCGAAGGAGCCTCGGCACAAGGCAGGTCCCCACTCTGCCGGGTAGAGGTTGCTTTGCGGAATGACCACAACCATGCCGTCAACAACGGCATCAACAACAATGCGGGAGCCGCCATCCTCAAACCACAGATCCTCAATTTCTAGTACCTGGCTCATTTGACCTCCGTAGCAGTTTGGCGGGCTTCGATGCCATCCATCCACTGGTCCCAGCTCATCTTCAAGAACTGTTCCAGGTCTTGAAGCTGCTGGAGTTGGAGTATGTCGTAGGTCGGGTCTACACCGAGACGCTCGCTATCGACGATTTGCTCTTGGAGGTAAATGCCGGCCCAGTGGACGGCGAAGTACCAGGGACTGAGCTTGGTGTTCTCGATCTCGGTGTGCGTGAAAAATTCCATTTGTAATAGAGAAACAGGGCAGCCCACGGGGTGTGAGCTGCCCTTAGTGTTACAGACAAATGGCCAGGGTGTCAAGCCCTAGGTCGGAACCCCAAGATCCTCGGGCTTGTACTGGGTCAGAACGCAGACGTCAGCTCCCTGCTTGAGCGCCGTCCCAACGATGTAGTGGAACTGCGCATGGGCATCCGGGCACTCCTCGATCTGGTACTCCTCCACCTCGTACGTCATCCCCTTCCGGTACCAGGCGATGCGTACCACCGCCATCAGCTCGAACGGAATGTCGCCGACGTTGTACCCCAGGGTTGGCTTCCGAGGGCGTTTCGGTGGTGCTGGTTCCGGCTTAGCCACTGGTTCCCTCCAGATAAGCCACGCGGCAACCCGCATGAGCCCTAAGAAAAAGTTAGGCGGTCTGAACTTGTCCATCAGTCCCAGAGCCGTGCGGCTTCCTCCATCAGGGTGCTGAGTTCTGCCTCCGAACGCTCCTCGCGCACGCGGGGATATGTCTCAGAGGTGTCCACTTGCTCAGATTCCTTGTCCCGCAACGGATCAGCAATGGGACAGGGCTTGGATTTTCGAGCCTGTGTCCCACCAGTCTCCCCAGTGCCTTCTGATGTGGGACACTCTGCCGCCAGAACAGGGGTGTGTCCCATTGCAGATCCACTGCAAATACTGGTGGTTTGGTCTAGGGGACACTCTTTTTCACCCTCTCCCCGCGAGAGAGCTACTACTGCCTGGTACACATTGACTGGACGACCTCCCTTTCCAGCAGGCAGAACCTCGGAAACTTGGATAAGCCCCCGCTTCTCCAGCCGCTGGAGCGACTTCCTGATTGCGGCCACGCTGCCGCCGCAAACTGCATCACTATTCAGCTCCTCACGGGTCTTACCGGCCGGGTAAACCACACGAAGGCGCTGGAGCACCCTGTCAGTGACCCCAGAAGGCGTAGATTCACCCGGATCGACCTCCGGGGTCCAATCAGACAGCGTGAAGCTCAGGTCGGCCTCCTGACGCAGCAGCAGGCTGGTGCCACCACGACCAGACCGGGATTTTTCGATGGTGATGATCCGGGTGTTGGGTCCGGTCTGGTCCAGCTGCCTATCGGTGGGCCGCTTCAGGCTCCAGGTCTCGTCAACGGCATCCCGAATGGCACTGGTTCCCCTAAACCCGCCGGTTTTGTTGGCGTGGTGAATGATCAGGATCGTGGTTGCCGGAAACAACACGCCGTTGTTGCGCGTCAGCCAGTACAGCGGCGTAGCGAAGTCGGACTTGTTTTCATCAAAAGCCCGACCACCAGAGCAGCCAATCAGCGAGTCGATCACCACCAGCTTGGGCTTGAGCCGCTCCATAAGCCGCTGGAAACGCGCATACGACTGGAGCGTCCAGTCAGTCCTCAAAGTCACAGGCGCATCAGCCGGCATCTCAATCTCCTGGAGCTGCTCCTGCATCTGCACCAGCGGCTGATCACCGTTCAGAAGCAACACAGGACCCTGCTGCACTGGAACGTGATGCCCCCTGATGACAAAAGGAGCGCCAGTCGCAACGTGTTTCGCAAGAGTCCAAGCCGCCATTGACTTGCCGTCACCGCCAGCGCCGTAAATCAGCACCACCGCAGGATTAGGCAGCAGATCCGGGATCAAGTAGCTCCGCTCAAAGTCCTGCTGGAGCAACTCAGCCACCGTCATTGTCTCAGCTTGAGACTCGTACTGGACTTGATCGACATACATCTTCTCCAGCTCAAAAGCGTCGCGCATCTTGGCTTTGTACGCGATCTTGTGCAGCTCGTACTTCTGCTCAGCCGGATTTTCAAGCTGGAGCGCCTCCCGAGTAGCCAGCATGATTTCGGTAAATCGCGGCAGCTGTTCGGGTGAGGCATCCACCTCCAGCTGCATCACGACCTTCCGCAGATCCTCCGCTAGCCACAGCCGGCCCGGCATTTGCTGGTCCGCCATCCAAAACAGCGTCCCAAGGCTCACCGGCCCCTTACGAAAGCTCTTCCAGACCTCTTCACAGGGGTTGCTATCTGCCCATTCCTGTGAAAATTCGGGATCTTCCGCAGACCATGCCGACCACAGCGTTAGCCCTAGGTCAGTCGGCAGCTCGCTGTGGATCGCCATCCCCACCTTCACCCAGTGGTCCCGGCTGCCAGCCCCCTGCCCCGGAATCACCTTCAGCGCCGACTGAATGATCTCAGCCACTTCAGCCGGATCTCGATCCGAGAAATCCAGCGCCTTCCGGTTCTTAATGAAGCCCCCATCGGCCACCTCTTTACCGGCGTGATCGCGCATCTCCGCC